ACGCATTGCAAAGATCAGTCCAGTAGGACCAGTCATTGGCTGTACGCCTGCGATGTCATAAGCAATCAGGTTAGGCATAGAACGACGAACCAGTGAAATCAATACTGGATCGAAGATATCTACGCTGCCGTCGCCAGCTACAGAAGATGAAGCACCCATTGCGTTAGCAGGTGAGGCCTCACCAAGCAGTGATGGCATACCATATCCACCAGAGCCTTGCGCAGCTTCGCGAGAAGCACGCTGTTGATTTTCGAGAAGTGTAGCAGTTACAGATCTGCGATGAGCATCTTTAATCTCGGGAAGATCGGCATGCTCAAGAACTGGTGTCCACTTTTCGACAAGTTCTTCAGTTACATATTGCATCTTTTATCTCTCCTTACGGTTTCGATTTACTTATATTATTTATAATTAATTACTTTTTCAGTGTTCTTGAAATCGTGTTTACATAGGCCGACATTTCCGGATTAGCTGAACGAGCAGGCTTAACTTCCTCATCCAGTGGCTCCGCGTCATCAAAATCACTTACTACAGCTTTAGACTCATCTGTAGAAGTAAAGTAGCTTTCTTTCAGAGTTTCAAGCTTTTGGATATATTTATCCTCATCAACAAAATCAACACTTTCTGCTAACACTTTGAATTTTTCTTTCTGTGTTTCAGTTAGTGATTCAGAAGCCTCAGCTACAAGCTCAGCCTTCGTGAATTCGGTCATTTGGGCTTTCATACTGGTGTTCTTTTCAATCTCTTCGTTAAGACGAGATTCAAGATCATCAGCACGAGCTGCGAGTTCTTCAACAACATCTACTTTGTCATCTGGGATTTCAATGTAGTGCTCTACGAACAGCTCTTTAAGACCATTAATGAAACTTTCGGTAACTTCGGCTTTAACACCAGTTTCTACCGCCAGCTTGTTTTCTTCCATCCAGTTCTCAACAACATAGTCGAGGTACTGGTCAAGCTGCTTAACAGTTTCTTCTTTCAGTTTAGTTCTTTCAGCTTCAAGCTCTGATTCAATATCAACAACATACTTTTGAAGCTGCTCGTTTACTTTAGATACTACGGCTGCTTCAAAAATAGTCACTGCTTTTTCTTTGAATTCTTCAGTCAGGCTGTCATCGCCAGCAAATAGAGCTGCAACATCTTCTTTGATGTCGATCTCTTCAGCTGTAACAGTATGACCTGCCTTTACAACCTCAACAGCTTCTTCAGCGTCTTCGCTGATAGCTTCCTGAGCTTCAAGAGCATCAACCATACGGTCGAAAGAATTCATGAGATCTTCCTTTCTCATACCATTCATTCTTTCTACCATAGCCTGTATCAAACCCATCTTAGTAGACTCTTTAACAGCGTCTGCTTTAGGCTTAACAGCGGTAGGTGCGTCTTGTGGATCGTCGGTAACGTTCTTAGATTTACCAGGAGCTTTAGCCTTCTTGGCTGCCGGCTCAGGTACTTCTGAAGGGTCACCATAAGATGCTTTGAACTCATCCAACTGCTCGTCGGTGAGGTCTTCTCTCATCTCTAGTTCTTTATCAGACATTTGCAGTTCTCCTTTATGGAATTTATTGCTTCTATTATTTATAAAATCAAAGTTTTGAGATGAAGTCCTCAAAGATCTTTAACTTCGCAGTGGTCAGATCTCGCGTTGAGGTCTTACTAATTTCTTCTTTATAGTCATTAATCGTAGCTTCACGAATAATTCCGTTATCCCAAACCCACTCTTTACCTTCCATAATACCTTCAACAAATGCGTCAGGAGCAGATGGATCGGCTACAATGTCGCCTGCAGTAGCTAGGTAAAAATCGTTTTGAACTTCTGCAATACCAGACTTGTTTGGCTTAAGTGAACCCATACCGCGTGAAGATACGCCAATCGTTGCGCCTTCGTTCATTAAGTTCTTAACGATGTTACCCATTGGGGTATCCATAACTTTTGCTTTACCAATAAAGTTATCACCGTCCTGCTTTAGTTCAGTAATCATGTGGGAGACACGGTCCAGATTAATTGTTGGACCTGAGGGGTGGCCGAGCTCGCCAAAAGCTCTCTTACGGTCAATATATTCTTTTTGATAGCGTCCTACTTCTTTTTGAAGTACTTCCATAGGATAAACGCGACCATTTCTGTTCTTGAGATTACCTTGCATGAACACACCTTTAATATAGTGGTTCTTGCCGCCATCTTCTGTAGCCTCGGCAATGTACTCTAAGTCTTCGTTAATTTCGCATATGAGTTTCATTTTAGTATCTCGCTACGCCTGTTGCTTTTACAGCTGCTACTGATATTACGGTATCTGTTGGCTCTTTTACAATAATTTCTGTTTGACCGGCTTCAATAACAACAGAGCCTGCTGTGCCGCCTCCATTTTCAGGTCCCACAGTATTAGCTACAGTAATTGTCTGCTCAGCTGAATCTGTATTAACAACACGGACCATAGTAGTAAGACCCATATTGTTAGCTACACCTAACGATGCAGTTGTAGTTAGAAGCTTAATCGTCGCCATTTACCTTCTCCTCAATAAACGAAGAAAAGCTCTCTTTAATCTTAGATGAACCTTGCATTACAGGAGCTTTTTCACCAGGTCTACCTTGTGTACGAGAATCTGGAGTTGCTGTTCCGCCAGGTTTAGTATCGGACGAGCCTTGCTTAACTACTGGTTCACCTGCAGCGTGCTTCTTACCAGCTACATGTGCATCTGGGTTACCAGCTTTAACATCGCCGTTAAATTGAGCATCACCAGCTACAGGATGAGGTACCTTGGTTACCATATGTGCATTAGCAAAGTCCTCTTCTCCTTTAGAGCGAGGCTTATAACCTTTTACTTCCTTGTCGTCGTCTTTTTCGACTTTGTTATCTTGTGCAGGTGCACCAGGGGCTTCAAAGAGCTCTTTAAACTTCTTCATCTGCAACCTCTTCTTGATCTTCGTAATCTTCTGATTCTGGTTCGTTTAGAAAACTTTGTGCAACTGCAACCTTTTCAACACCAATTCTTTCTTTTAGTTTATCTGCTAAGATAGCGCTCACAGCGTCTTGAAAACCAGCTGGGTTCTTATCGTATACTGAATCTACAGCGTCTTCAAATGGATTTGACATTATATACTCCTTTTTTCTTTATATTTATAAGAACTATTTTGTTAAGACAAAATTTCCACTACCAATGTAAAGGACTTCAATTTTCGTATAGAGACCTGTAGTAACTACCTCACCTGATGCAGCTCCATCAATTTGATTATTTTGTTGAGAGGCTATAGTGTCATTAGCAAACACAGATATTTGAATAGAATCTGTACTTGTTCCTAAGAATGAATCTGCACCATCAAGTTTGACTATAATATTACCTGTACTAACAGGAAGAATAGTAAACTTGTCACCTTGTGTTAAGTTGCCTGATGCGTCAATAGTAACAAAGACATTAGCAGAACTATTAACTACAAGCGCAATATTATGATTAGATGTATCTAATGTTGTGTTAGCAGTTATAGTTGATACTGAATTCCTGACAACCGGGGTACCGAGAGCAAGTGTACCGGAACCATTGGTTAGTAGCGCTTGGCCGTTTGTACCATCAGATGTAGGATATGATAATCCACCTAAAGTTGCTGTGTTAGCAGTAATAGAAGGTGATGTTATTGGACCTGTTAATGATAATTTTGTACCAGCAACAGCGCCAGTAAACGTTGCTCCCGCCAACGGCGCATAAGTTGCAACAGCATTCGCTACTTGTAGTCTATCAAGTATTAAACTATTTTGAGCATTGTTAGATGATAGAGCTACAGACTTAGTTTCGAACGTCTGGTTAACGTACGTATTAGCTGCTTTTGTACCTAGAGAGGTTAGTATTGTAGTTGAAAAGTTAGCATCATCACCTAATGCTGCAGCGAGTTCGTTTAATGTATTTAATGCTTCCGGTGATGAGTCGACAAGGTTTGCTATTTCTGTAGATACTAATGACGTTACATTAGCAACCTGCATCCTGTCTAATATAAGAGAATTTTGAGCGTTATTAGATGAAAGCGCTACTGCTTTAGTTTCAAATGTTTGATCTGTATAGCTTCTTATATTAGTATTAGATACACCGATTTGTGCATTAACGTACGTATTAGCAGCTGCATATGCTTTAGTAGCGTAAATAGCAGCAACATTAGCAACTTGTAGTCTATCATTAATAAGATTGTTTAATGCATTGTTTGATGATAATGCTACAGCTTTAGTTTCAAATGTTTGATTTGTATAGTTTCTAATATTAGTATTAGATGAGCCAATTTCAGAATTTATATATTGTCTTATACTGGTATTAGAAGAACCAATTTGCGTGTTAATAAGAGTACGCAATGCCGTATTAGTAGCTAGTAATGCCGTCCAGGTTGCTTTATCTGAAACATCAATAGTAGCATCATACTCAGTACTATCACCTGTAGTAATCTTTAATGTATTATTACCTGATGTAAAGGCAACAGTTGAAATAGCTTTATTAGCAATATAGGTGTTTGTATTACCTAGTTGTGCTAATGTTGAATATGTTGCTATAGCATTTGCTACTTGTAGTCTATCATTAACAAGATTTACTATAGCATTGTTTGTTGTTAATGCAGTATCCTTGGTAACATATAAAACTGCAGCGTTTGCTACTTGCAAGTATCCTGTTAGATCGCGTTGAGCATCAGCTGCCCATTCTACAGCAGTACCAGCGTCGTTAACTTTTAAAATTTGGCCTGCAGAACCAAGCGTTGTAAGACCAGTACCGCCATGCTGATAACCAACTGCTTCACTGGACTGGAATTCAGACAAACCAACTGCGTTGTTGGAATTGTCGTAAACCGTCCTAATAGGTACTTTAATAGCCATTATGCTGCCTTAAAATAAAAATTGTGCAGTCTTAACTGCTTGATCTAGTTGTGATCCATTATTTAGGTAGAAATTAGTGAACACTTTTACGTCAGAATCTACACGAAATGAAAAGGTATTCGCTGCAGTACCTAGACCTGAAGCTTGTGTATATAAAGGAACATCTAGTTCAACTGCTCCGGATTGCGCGCCAACAACTGCTATGTTCTTTTGTACAGCACCAGACGTAGTTATTCTGGAATTAGCCGGTAGAACAGCTCCGGTTGCAGATATATCAATTCTACCTGAACCATCAGAGGATATAGTAGCACCGCCAAGATTAATTGTTTGACCAGAAAGATATAAATCTCTCCATCTTAATTCTGTAGTACCAAGATCAAGAGTGTTGTTTGAGGTAGGTACTATATTTGTAGTTACTGCTGTAAGATCAGTTGATCCACCACCTGA